AAACATTATGAACGCTACTAACAAAAACACTAAGCCTGCTAAAGAACAGACTGCTCGCGAGGCTCAAGCTGCGCTTGATGCTAAAGGGTCAACCCTAGCACCTGAGCCATCGGCTTTAGATAAACTAAAGCAACAGGCTGCCGGTAAGGTATACGCCACTGGCGGCACCGCTAACCTAGTTGGCACCTACGAAGTAGTTAACGCCGATGACCCCCGATGGTCTAGGTTGTTTGACGTACTTACTAGGCAGTGCGGCAAGTTAGCTAAAGAAATGTTGCTACGCTTAGACAATAACAACCAGATTGTTATTGATGACGCCCAAGCTGCTGAGATAGCGGAGGCAGTAGTTCACAAGTCAAAGACAAACACCGTAGTTGAAACCTACTTACCCTTGTTGTTAGGTGCTAAGTGGGCTAAAGCTCGCGGCAACCAAGCAATGCGCGATGTGGTTAAGGAAGGCGTAGAGTTTAGCTTTGCGATGTTCAAGCGTATTAGCTAACCACTAACCAACTAACTAAGGGGTGCCGTGTGCGCCCCTTTTTTTGCCTGTTAGCTAACAGCTTTGCTAAGGGGCGCGGCCTACCGCATATGCTAACGGTTAGGCTAAGGGGGTATACCCCCCAAAGTGCCGCAAGGCACCCGCCCACCCACCACTACCTTGTTCCTGCCTCTTTTTTCGCTGTAGTTTTACTTTAGGTTCCCTACCCATAAATTTTGCGTAATGTGCGTTTTATGCGTGATAAATTTTTTGCGAAAATTTTTTTACAAAATTTTTTTAGGGTAGCGAGGATAGTGATTAGGGAGTTACGATTCGCATATGGCTGAGAAAAAGAAAAAAGATTCTCGTTTAGAGCGAGCAGGAGTTTCGGGATATAACAAACCGAAGCGTACCCCGTCTCATCCTAAAAAATCCCATATCGTTGTCGCTAAAGAAGGCGATAAAATAAAAACGATCCGGTTTGGGCAGCAGGGCGTATCAACGGCTGGCAAACCGAAAAAAGGCGAATCCGCAAAACAAAAAGCCCGTCGTAAAAGTTTCAAAGCTCGTCATGGTAAAAACATTGCTAAGGGCAAAATGAGCGCGGCATATTGGGCAGATAAGGTGAAATGGTAATGGACGATATGCAAGCCGTTTACGATGAAGAATTAGGTCGCGGTCGTGGCGGGTTAATGTCGTTAATGCGAGGGATGGGTGATTTTACTGTTGGGGAAGATATAATGAACAATCTCCCTGATATTTTATCGATGTTACAAAATACGAATAAAGATACTTTGACGATGCGGCAAACGCAGGAGATGGGTAAGCCGAGTGAACTCGCGGTTACGTTAAGTAATACCCCAGGATTAGAATCGTTATTAGGCGAAGAACTTGGTATGGCGATGGGAATGGCTGGCCCTGGAAAAAAGGTAGGGATGGCGAAAGACGGGTTTGACGATATTATTAAACGGATTCGTGAATTAGCGGAAGAAAGCCGTAAAGCCCAAAGTAAACGAGATATGGATATAACTCGTAACGAATACGATCCTAACCGCCCTGAATTTTTAAAGAGTTTTTCTCAATTACAACGCGAACGAAAAAGTGGATTAGAGCAGTATAAAGACGTGAGAGACGAATTAATGGACGAAAGGGCTACAGATTTTTTCGAAGGGCCAGCGGGTGAAAAAGCGATGAAAATCGACAGTCGTATGCTCCAACGTATGATGGATGAAGATCCGCAAGTTGGCCCACGTGAAATGGCTAGTGGTGGACGTCCAGGATTGTACGCAAATATTGCCGCGAAACGTAAGCGTATAGCTGCGGGTTCTGGCGAAACGATGCGTAAAACAGGATCTAAGGGTGCCCCGACGAAAGAAAATTTCCGACAAGCCGCGACTACTGCTAAAAAAGCTAACGGTGGTGGATTAAGTTACGCGAAAGGTTATTACGGTAAATCGTATAAATGAGCACTGCGATATTAGACCAGCGTAAAGCACAGCTGGCGAATATTCAAGAGATCGTAACGCAAGCTGTAAAAGCGAACCCAAACCAACCTACCCCGTATATTAATACGCACCACTTTGCTCCTGGAATGTACGTCCGAGCGTATTACGGAATAAAAGATTCTGTAGTCGTTAGTCAAGTTCACCTTCACGAACATATTACGATATTAGCAGCAGGGCATTGCCGTGTTATTTCTACGATGCAAGACGAAGAACGGATAGACGTTTATAAAGATTTCGCTATTATAAATACGCCTGCACATACGAAACGAGCGTTATACTTTTTAGAAAATACGACGATACTTACGATTCACCCGAACCCTGATGATCTCCGTGATATACCGGAATTAGAAAAGATGTTCGTTGTAGATAATTTTGAGGATTTAAAACAATGACCTTTGGATTAAGCGCGGCGACAATAGCGACAATAGCAACGACGGCAGTCGGAGTAGGTTCAGCAGCACTTAGCGCAAAACAGAGGCGTAAAGCACAAAGAAAAGCTGAAGAAGCTGCGCAAAAAGCGGCTTTAATTGAAGGAGCTGCGCCTTCGATAAGTAAGGTTTCAGAAGTAATCCCCGAAGAAATACTAGGTAGCGAAGTTACTGGATTAGCAGCTGCGTTAGACGCGATGGATTATCAAGGCGGTCAACCGCCGATTCCAGGACAAGACGATGCGATGGGCGCAATGCCTACGGATCTATCTGAAGAAGAACTGATGATGATATTAGAGCAGCAGGGCGGATTACAAGGGTTAATGCCTCAAATGGCAGACGGTGGGCCGGTAGGTACGCCGAACGACGTTTATTATTTTGGTGTCCCGCAAATTATGGGGATGATGCAAGACCCCGATCCGCAAATCCAACAAGTCGGTATGCAACTCGCTGGTCAAATGGAAGCGATGCCTGATGCGGGGATGGTGCCAGCTACTCAAGATCAAATACGCACGATGGCTTACGGTGGAGCAATATCCGAGGAACGTCTTAATAATCAAAGACTCCGTTGACCACTCCACTTGATCAATTAAAAAGTGTAGACCTTTCGCATCTATCTAAATCAGAAGCGAAAGAATTTACGCTTCTTTTAGAAGAATTAGAAAAGCGTGAAAAACGTGAAAGTTCGATGGCGTCGTTTTACGATTTCGTTAAAACGATATGGCCAGAGTTTATCGCGGGTGCCCATCATAAAAAGATGGCTGAAGCATTTGATAAAATCGCGAACGGTGAATCTAAACGGCTTATTATTAATATGCCGCCTCGTCATACGAAATCTGAATTCGCTTCGTACCTGTTCCCTGCGTATCTATTAGGTAAAAGACCTAAGCTCAAAATTATTGAAGCTACGCATACCGCTGACTTAGCGATTAATTTCGGTCGTAGAGTACGTGACTTAATTGAAAGTGATGATTACGCAGAGATTTTTCCTGCTACCCAATTAAAAGCTGACTCTCGTAGCGCGGGTAAATGGACGACATCGCAAGGCGGTGAATATTATGCGGCGGGTATTGGTGGTGCGTTAGCGGGTCGTGGTGCTGATTTGTTTATTATTGACGATCCTCATTCGGAACAAGATGCGTTTTCTGATAAAGCGTTAGAAGAAGCATACGAATGGTATCAAACTGGGCCTCGTCAGCGCCTACAACCAGGAGGTGCGATCGTTATCGTAATGACTCGTTGGTCTAAAAAAGACGTAACGGGTAAACTAATTAAGAAAATGGCTCAGGATAAAGGTGGGGATGAATGGGAACTAATAGAATTCCCTGCGATATTACCATCAGGTAAATCGTTATGGCCTGAGTTTTGGTCGTTAGAAGAATTAGAACGTACGAAATCAGCAATCCCTCCGTCGAAATGGGCAGCGCAATATATGCAGCGGCCTACAGGCGAAGGTATTTCGATAATACCGAAAGAGTGGATTAAGTTTTGGCCGTCTGACGACCCGCCGACATGCGATTATTTAATCCAAAGTTTCGATACGGCGTTTTTAAAATCCGAAAGAGCTGACTATACGGCGATAACGACGTGGGGTGTGTTTTATCCCGAAGGTAAAATAGGGGATGAACACTATAGCGGAGCGGATGCCCATATTCTTTTATTAGATTGCGTTAAAGAACGGTTAGATTTCCCTGAACTTAAACGCGAAGCCGCCCGATTGTACGAATATTGGGAACCTGATAGCGTAATTATCGAAACGAAAGCGTCAGGTATCCCGTTAACCCAAGAATTACGGCGACAAGGTATCCCTATAAACACCTTTTCACCGAGCAAAGGGCAAGATAAGATCGCGAGGTTAAACGCAGTCAGCGGTATTTTCCAAGAAGGGCGCGTTTGGGTGCCAGAAACGAATTGGGGGCAAGAATTAGTCGATGAAATCGTAGATTTTCCTAACGGAGAAAACGACGATTGCGTAGATGCGACGACTTTAGCCTTACATCGCTTTAGACAAGGCGGTTTTTTACGTTTAGATGGCGATTATAGCGACGAAGAAGAGTATTATCCGAAAATACGGGCATATTACTAATTTACCGTTGTAAAAAACTAGAGTAGGGTAGCGTTCCATGGCTGAAGTGCAATTCCCAGAGGATTTAGAGGGCGAAGAACGGGTAGAAATCCTGTTTGACGAGGAAGATAACCTCATTGACCCTTCGATGTTAGAAATGGAAGTAGATATTCCATTCGAAGAAAACCTCGCCGAGTATTTAGACCCCGCTACACTCAACGAAATCTCTTCTGAGCTATTAAGTTCGTATCAAGACGATGTCGATAGCCGAGAAAACTGGTACGAAACTTTCCGAGACGGTTTAGAACTACTAGGTATCGAAAATGATCCTCGTAGTGAACCGTTCGAAGGTGCTAGTGGTGTATACCACCCGCTTTTAGCAGAAGCAGCCACTCATTTCCAAGCCCAAGCGTATAAAGAACTTCTACCAGCTAACGGCCCAGTAGATACGAAAATTATGGGCGCGTCTAACGATCCGAAAGCGATGCAGGCTAATCGCGTAAAAGATTTTATGAACTTCCAGCTTATGTACAAGATGGAAGAATACGATCCAGAAATGGATCAGATGTTGTTTTACTTACCGCTTGCAGGTTCTTCGTTTAAGAAATGTTAT